CCCGACTCTTCTCTCCCTGAGACAGTCCGAACAGTGCCAGACTCACCTTTTAATAAACCTGATACGCTTAACTTCGATGCAGAATGATAAGGAAATAAAACAGACCTCACGAGGGGTCGGGCTAATTGGCAGCACTGAGCCTAGAATCCACACGCCTTTACTTAAAGGTAATTCCAAAGCGCAAGAAGTAGCAGACTTAGCTGAGAAAATAGGCTTACCTTTAATCCCCTGGCAACGCTGGGTGCTAGATGATTTGTTATCTGTGGATGATGCTGATACCTGGCGCAAAAAAACAGCGCTAATACTTGTAGCACGGCAGAATGGTAAGACCCACCTAGCCAGAATGCTTATCTTGTCACATTTATTCTTATGGGGCTCTAAGAATGTCCTGGGTATGTCATCTAACCGCAATATGGCATTAGATACCTTTAGGCAAGTCGCATACACAATAGAAGATAACCAATTCTTAAAAGATCAAGTAAGACAGATACGCCTGGCTAATGGACAAGAATCTATCAGCTTACTTAATGGTGCTAGGTATGAAATTGCAGCAGCTACAAGAGATGCGCCCCGTGGTAAGACCGCAGATTTTTTGTATATTGATGAGTTACGTGAGTGGAGTGAAGAAGCCTTTACAGCTGCATTACCAGTAACACGTGCTAGACCTAATGCGATGACTTTAATGACTTCAAATGCTGGCGATGGGTTCAGCACTGTATTGAATTCTCTACGTGAGCGCTGTCTTTCATATCCACCAGAAAATCTAGGATTTTATGAATGGTCAGCGCCACAACACTGCAAGATAAATGATCGTAAAGCCTGGGCTATGTCAAACCCAGCACTAGGCCACCTAATAACTGAGCAGACACTTGAAGAATCGGTAAATACAAACAGCATAGAAGCTACAAGGACTGAGATGTTATGCCAGTGGATAGATAGCGCTGTCAGTCCCTGGGTGTATGGATCTATTGAGGCTTGTAGTGATAGCACCCTAGAGATACCTGTTGGGCCAATGACAATTATGGCCTTTGACGTTGCACCGACAAGACGATCTGGGGCGCTCGTAATGGGCCAGATGCGTGACGGCAAAATAGCTGTAGGACTAGCGCAGTTATGGCACAGTGATATTGCAATAGATGAAATCAAGATGTCTAGTGATATAAATGAGTGGGCAAAGAAGTATCACCCACATATAATTTGTTATGACAAGTACGCCACGCAGTCAATAGCCACACGCTTAGAGCAAAGTGGTTGGAGAATGCAAGATACATCGGGGCAAGCCTTTTACCAGGCGTGCAGTGACTTATCCGATGCTATGGCAAACGCTAGAATGGTGCATAGTGGCCAAGCAGACCTAGTACAACACTTAAATAACTGTGCCGCCAAGACCAATGATGCTGGCTGGCGCATTATTAGACGTAAATCAGCAGGTGATGTTACAGCTGCAATATCCCTGGCTATGGTAGTTGGTCAATTAACCAAGCCACAACAAACTGCGCAAATTTTTGTCTAACTTGCACTAAATGTCCGACTTATGGTATAAAATACCTATATGGGTTTATTGTCTGCTTTGGGTATAAATAAAAAATCGGAATCTGTCCAAGCGCAATACGCCCCTGCCATTATGGACACAGCTTATGGCTATGGTTCATTTACAACTGGTGTTGGTAATTTCCCTGGTGGATTAGATCGCAACTTTGCTATGCAAGTACCAGCAGTTAGCCGTTGCAGAAATCTTATAGCTGGTGTAGTTTCATACTTGCCATTAAAACTTTACAAAAAGTCTAATGGTGAGGAGTTGGGGAACCCTCTCTGGATCGATCAACCAGACTATCGACAACCTAGATCCGTCACAATATCCTGGACTGTCGATAGTTTGTTGTTTTACGGCGTTGCATATTGGCGTGTAACAGAATTATATGCGGATGATTTAAGACCATCACGATTTGAGTGGGTCGCTAACAATAGAGTTACATTTACAACAAATAAATTTGGTACCGAAGTAGATGAGTATTTTGTAGATGGTGTTAAAACCCCAATGTCTGGTATCGGTTCACTTATCACATTTCAAGGACTAACACAAGGTGTATTAACTACCGCAGCACGTACAATACAAAGCGCTTTAGATATTGAAAAAGCCGCAGCTGTATCTGCACAAACACCAATGCCAAGTGGTTACATTAAAAACACTGGCGCAGATTTACCAGAAGCACAAGTATCTGGATTATTAGCACAATGGAAGCAAAGCAGACAAAATAGATCTACAGCATATTTAACTTCTACTCTATCTTATGAAACCACAGGATTTAGTCCTAAAGATATGATGTATAACGAAGCACAGCAATATCTTGCAACACAAATTGCTAGAGCGATGAACGTACCTGCATATTACATAAGCGCAGATATGAATAACTCAATGACTTACCAAAACATTATTGATGGTCGCAAAGAGTTTGTAGCATATTCATTACAGCCATTTATTTGTGCTATTGAAGATCGTTTATCAATGGATGATATAACCCCACGAGGCCACGTAGTTAAATTTGCTATTGAAGAATCATTTTTACGTGCAGACACAATGAAGCGCCTAGAGGCATTAGAGAAAATGATAAATCTAGGTTTAATTGATGTAGAAGAAGCTAAAGAGATGGAACAAATGACACCTAACGGAAGAGAAGAAAATAATGATACTTACATTCAGTAGCCAGGTAGAAGCCGCCGATGGCGAGCGCAGAATAATTGCTGGCAAAATCGTGCCATTTGAAGAAGTCGGCAACACCTCCGTTGGTAAGGTCGTATTTGCTAAAGGCTCAATAGAGATAGGCGATCCTGGCAAGGTCAAGATGCTTATGCAACATTCACCAGAACGCCCAATAGGTCGTATGCAAAAATTTAACGAAGCACAAGATGGAATTTACGCATCATTTAAGATCAGCGCATCTATGCAAGGTCAAGATGCTTTAATCCTTGCTGGCGAGCAGTTAATTGATGGTTTATCTGTCGGTGTAGATGTAAATAAGTCAGTACAGAAAAAAGAGTATTTATATGTAACCAGTGCAACACTAAGAGAGGTTAGCCTGGTAGAAAGCCCAGCGTTTACAGCTGCGCAAGTTACTAAAGTTGCTGCTAGTGAAAACGAAGCAGAGGACACAAACCAAACAACAGAAAGCGAGGCTCCTGTGGAAGATTTAGCAACAGCGCCACAAGAAGCAAAGGCAGAGGCTGCTACTCCTACAGTAGAAGCTGCTCGCCCAACAATTACAGCACCAGTTATCCAAACTTCAGTACGTTCACCAATTAACTCAATGGCGAAGTACACAGAGCATAAGATCAAGGCTGCACTAGGTAGCGAAGATTCTAAACTCTATATTGCTGCGGCAGATGATTCATTTTCAACAAACCCAGCATTTAACCCAACACAATACCTAACTGAGTTTGTAACAAACACACGTTTTGGTACACCAGCTATCGATGCATGTTCACAAGGCACACTCCCAGCATCAGGTATGACTATTAACGTACCATCACTTGTAACTTCAGCAGGTGGCGGCACTGGCGTAGCACCTACAGTAACTGTAGAGGCAGAAGCAGGTGCAGTATCTAATACAGGTATGGAAACCGCTTACCTAACAGGTACAGTGTCTAAGTACTCAGGTATGAATACACTATCTGTCGAGTTGTTAGAGCGTTCAGACCCTAACTTTTATGCAGAGTTAACACAACAATTACAAAATGCATATTTAACAACTATTGATACAGCTGTAGTGGCTGCTTTAATTTCTGCTGGTACAAACGCATCAGCAACCACCGCAGACAGCGATGGAATTATTGCTTACACCTCACAAGCTGCTAAATTAGTTTATGAGAACACTGGATTCTTTGCACAGAATTACATCGGAAACCCAGCACAATGGCAAGCTTTGATGGGCGCAGTTGATTCAACAAAGCGACCAATTTACAATGCGATTCAACCAATGAACGCAGCTGGAGATGTACGCCCTACATCGATTCGTGGAAATGTATTAGGACTTGATCTATACGTAGACAAGAACTTCTCAGAAACCACATTTGATGATAACTCAGCAATCATCCTTGCACCAGAAGCATTTACTGTATATCGCTCACCACAGGCTTATATGTCTGTAAACGTTGTATCTAACCTACAGGTACAAGTTGCGATCTACGGATTTATGGCAACAATCGCCAAAATGCCTTACGGAATTATCAAATTCGCAAAGGCGTAATTAACAAATAAGTAATCCCCTGGGGTTTAGTAGCCCTAGCCCTGGGGGAGTTTTTTAAGAGAGGACACAATGGCAGCCACTTATGTAACCAAAGCCGAGTTACGCACCAATCTTGGTATTGGCACTCTCTATACTGACGCCGTTGTGGAAGAAGTCTGTCAATCGGCTCAGGACCTTCTCAATCAATATCTATGGTTTAACGATGCACCTGTTGTAGCAGCAGGATTACAAGACAACGTAGCCACTTTAGTATTAGCAAACCCTGGCATATTTGTAAAAGGACAAACCATAGCTGTAGAAGGATGCGGCAGCATCTATGGTGGCCAGCACGTAATTACTGGCACAATACCTGGATCAAATATCCCAGTATCAATACAAAATACATTTTATAATTTCTTTTATAACTATTCTTGGCCAAACGGCTATTCATTTATCCAATTTGCTAAAGTACACGCTAACGATCCATTCCACAGAATTCTGCCCTATGGCAAAGCTGTAGGCCCAGATAAAAAAGAAGATGATTATGCTGTGATCCCCGCAATCAGAGAAGCGGCGATGATTCTCGCCGTGGACATCTGGCAAGCCAGACAAGTTAGCCAAACTGGTGGGGTAGGTATGGATGGGGTCAGCGCAAGCCCTTATCGGATGGGCTATCAGCTTATAAATCGTGTACGAGGCCTCATCCAGCCTTATTCAGCACCTGCATCACTGGTGGGCTAATGGCAGCGATAACCACACTACGTGGCACGCTAGCCACAGCTTTAACAAACAATGGAGTATGGAGTACCTTTAGTTTTCCACCTGCAACTTTGCTCGCAAACAGCGTTGTGGTTACTCCTGGCGATCCTTACATTACGCCTAACAATAACAGCCAGACATCTATTGCACCCTTGGCTAATTTTAAGATTTTAATGACCACACCTGCATTTGACAATCAAGGCAACCTAAAAGGTATGGAAGATTTTATTGTGGCAGTAGTAACCAAACTAGCGGCATCTACCCTGGTTTACAATATATCAAGTGTCTCCGCTCCAGCTATAACCAATGCAGCTAGTGGAGATTTATTAACGTCAGAAATAACTGTATCAATCCTAACGAGCTGGAGTTAAAATGAGTACACACGAAGAAGACTTAGCCTTCTTGAAAAAGACAGGCCAAATTAAAGACGCACCAAAACCAACTGCACAAACTAAGAAAGACGAGGAATAACAATGGCAATATACTTAAATAATAACGTTGGTGTTAAGTTGGCTACTAATGCTGCACCAACTGTACCTTCAATCGACATTAGCGCTTATGTAACTAATGCTGTAATTAATCAGATCGTAGATGAGTTAGAAGTAACCGCTATGGGCGATACAGCTCATAAGTTTGTTGCTGGCCTACAATCAGGCACATTTACAATCGACTTTATCAATGACTGGGCAGCTGGTCAGGTAAACGAAACATTAAGCGCAGCATTTGGCAAGACCCTAGCAGTATCAGTAATCACTGTTAAGGGCACTGCCGTATCAGCTACAAACCCTACTTACCAATTCTCAATTTTGGTAAATAACTTGACTCCAATCGGTCAAGGCGGCGTGGCTGAAGTTGCAACATCAAGTCTGTCCTTTACAGTAAACTCCGCAATAACAGTGTCCCCATCGGTGGCATTCTAACTAAGGAGTAACAATGGCAAAGCTAAAGATAACAAGGGCTAATGGTGAAGTATCAGAGCACAAGATAACACCAGGTGTCGAGTACGCTTTCGAGTTAAAGTACGGCTCAGGAATTAGCAAGGTCTTGCGTGAGCACGAAAGGCAAACAGAGATTTTTTGGCTTGCTTATGAATGCTTACGCAGGGCTGGCGCACAGATACCTTTATGGGGATCAGAGTTCATAGACACTCTAGATACTGTCGAGGTATTAGACGAAGAAAAAAAATAACTGAGCGGTC